TATACTGTTTAAATAATTTACGAGCTGGTTCTATATATGATCTGCCGTATGGAAGATAATTAACATCTGTTAATAATCTAAAGTGAGCCATCTCATAATTATCAAAATATATACCTGCTGATTCTTTATTAAATTGATGAGGTAAACTAAATTGACCATACCCCCCACCGATGTATCCATCAGGACTAAATTTGAATCTTACGGATGTAGGTGTGTCTTTATCGTATCCCTCTTGTCTTTCAATATGATATGCGGTATAAGGTATTACGTTGTAAACACCAAATTTTTCAGCGATTTCTAGTTTTAAAAAGAAATCACCATATTTACACATTTGTCTAACCCAAGACCATAAATTAAATTCAATATTTAAAACATCATAAAATAAATTGTATAAAATTTTCTGTATATCTTCATCTGAACTACGAATCTGTAGTACTTCACCCATTTCATTTTTTAATGAAGACTCATCTGAAACAATATCAAGAGCTGATGCAATAATAGCATCAGTATCCATAACATCATAGTCTGAGTATAATTGTGCTCTTAAGTATTGATAATTAACGTTTAATTGTTGTCCATAAAGTGAAGTAGCGTTAGCAGAATAAATTCTACTATATCTATCTGTTAAAGAATTGGTTTTATATTCTCCACTTCTTTGAATAGAATCAACATCCATTACTTTAAGTTGATTACCTCCTTCATTACGAATGATAACATCTGTTGAGAATAATCGTTTTAATCTAGGAAATATGCTTGTATCTGCCATGTTTTGTTTTTGTTAAAGCAACCAGTTTAAGTTTTCTTGTTGCCCCTTTATGTTCATACTATATGGGTTATCAGGGCCTGATGCAAAATATGCTCCCTGATATTGAGGTGATCGTTGAATATTATTTAAGGTTATTTTTGTCATTTCTAAACCTTGCTGTCTGTATTTTAAAGCTGTGTCTCTAATGTACATAGCTGTACTGTATGCCATTACTAAATCGTCGTTATATCCAGTTTGGGCTTCTGCTCTACCGTTTTTCCAAACAAATACTTTCATTTCTTCGATTAAACGTTTTGATTTAAGAATAACACTATGGTCACCTAAATATTCTCTACCCTTATTAATTACTAAAGGTCGTGTTTTTAATGATGTAGTAAAACCAGGAGTCATTCGAGATATATCTTCATATTTATTAAAATATGACTCTACTAATGCATTATCACTTTTAGGTGAATAATATAGATTTCTGTAGTTTCTTTCTTGAATAGAATCTAATGTAGCCCAACCTATAGAAGCATTTTCTACTACTAATAAGGCTTCATTATATTCTGTGGCTATACCAACTAACATATAACCGAATTCTTTGGGTGGTAATTGACCTTTATATTCTGCTACTTGAGCATTTGTCTCTAAATCAAAAACATGAAAAGCAGAAGAGTCTTTTCCGTCTCCCCGAGCTACATCTGCTACTACTAAATAGTTTCTAGTATAATCAGCTGATTCCCATATCCATAAATTTTTATCTACTCCTCTTCTTTCTATAGGATCAGTAATGTAAGAAGTAACCATGTATTCTAAATGTTCAGGAAAATATACTACATCACCTGATGTTGTAAAGTCACAATCACATTCTTGAGCTGCTAATCTAGGATCACCTAACTCAATATTTTGTTTATCTCTCCATGCTTGATCTCGTTCAGGATGAACATACCATGGTAACTTAATAGGTAAAAAATTATTTTCTTGAGCTTCTGCTTTAACCCACGTTTTATGAAACCAGTTTCCAGTTCCATATGGTGTAGATAATACAATTGCTCCACCTCCTGTAGCTAAAGTTTGTTGAGCTGAAGCCCATATTGGTTCAATACCCTCAATAAAGGCAGCCTCATCTATAATTAGTAATGAAACTGCTTCAGATCTACCAGCATCGCTAGCAGCTGAAGTTGCTTTCATTTGTGAACCATTATTTAATCGTAATGTTAATTTATTATTTTCTTCAGCAGGTATTTTTAACCAAGTAGGTAAATTGTCATACATAAACTTGGTTTTAGTAACCATATTTTTAGCAGTTTCTTGTTTAGTTGCTATACATAAGATATTTTTATCTTTATGAAATAACATTAACCATAAAGAATAACCGGCTGCTAATGTTGATATACCTAACTGACGAGATTTTAATATTAAAGAATAAGGATTATCTTGCCATAAATTTAATACTTTGCTCTGAAATGGATATAGATGAAATATTGTTCGTCCTCGCTGAGGATGTTGTATAAAGCAATATTTGCGCATAAAGTGTGCTGGATCTTTAGCGCAAAGAACATATTCGTCTCTTATTATTTGTTTTAAATCTGGGGTCATGTAGCTATATACGTTCCCAACAGTATGGATATAATACTAATGGTATACGCTATTATTTTTCTATTTTTCTGTTTTTTAACTTCTTTTTTATATAACTTTATTTCAGTATCTTTATTACTTATAATTTTAATATAGTCTTTCTTAATACTAGAGCAAGCTGTAAGTGAAGTATCTTTACAATATATAATAGAATCTTGATTAAGCATTGTATTTTTAAGCAAAGAAATAGAATCTCTAGCCACGCTTAACTGTTGTTTAGTGTAGGTAAAATCATTTTTCATGAGTAAAGCGTTTCTTAAAGTACTACACGGCACACAACATAAACTATCAGTGTTTAAACGCGTTTGTGAACTCCCCAACAATGGATTTATTAGAAAGATTAGTAAGACGATTACGTTCTTCATTATATTTTTGTTTATTTTGATCTGCTATTATTTGTAAATTCGCTAGTTTATTTTTATTTGAGTCTATTCTAGATTTATATATTTGAATTAAAGAATCCATTTTGTAAATCTTAGATTCACTCTTACTTATACTTAAAAGTAAAGAATCATTTTGACGATGAAGATTTACTATTTGGTGTTTAAATTTATTATCGTGATTTTTATTAAGAGTAAAATATTGAATTATAATTATTAATAATAGTACACCAATAGTAATAATTAAACCTGTGTCTTTTGATTGATTCATAATATTTATCCAATTATATCTCCAACAAGATCTTTTAAACTAACACCTTTATCTTTAAATAATTTCTTAATATCTTCTTTATTAATCAAAGCTCTTAATACTTGTAAATCTGGAGATTTAGCTCTTTCTGAGGCGCTCATGTCAGCTAATTTTTTTATTTTACCTTCAATACCCTTTCTGACTTTTTGGTATTTTTCTTCATCTTCAGGTGATAATTTTTTACCATACTCACCACCAAATTCTTTCTCAGTACTCTTAATATCAGCAGCAGATGGTTCAAATTCAGTAGGAAAATCTTCTTCTTCTTCTTTCTCAGGTTCTTCTTTCTCAGGTTCTTCTGTCTCTGGCTCTTCAACTTCTGGTTCTTCTGTTTCTGGCTCTTCTACATCTGGAAGTTCTGAATCTTCAGCGTCTGGAAGATCTAGATCTGATGGTAAAGTTAAATCTTTATCAGAACGAGTAAATACTTTGGCTATTTCAAATTCTTTAATTCGTGGATTTAAGATAGATGTATATGTTCCCATTTCTGTAGCTATATCTTCTTGAGTAGTGCCGTTTTCTCCTGCGTCACGAACCATTTGAAGAATTTTTCCTTCTATAGTGTCAGTACCATATAAATCTAAAGCTTCATCAAATTTATCTTGGTCTTCAATTTTAATAGTTTTTCTATGGCGAGCCATTTCTGATACATTGCTAATTAAACCAGATGGATTTTGGTCGATTTCATCTTTAGCTTCTTTTTTAGCATCACCCGATAATTTAGATTTATCAATTTGTTGTTTAGCTTTATTTTTATTAGCCGTATTCCAAGCTACAGCTTCTTCTTCTAAACTTAATTCATTTATGATTTCAGTACGAATATAATCTTTTAATTCTTTACGCTTCATTATATTAATTTTGTTATAAATATTATAAATTTAAGTAAAATTTTATTTGTTCTATTCGATATTCAGTAGAACCTGATATGATTCCAAAATTACTAATTTTATTTAAATTGGATTCACATATGTATTTAATCATCTTGTCTATTTGTTTTCTATAGTCTGCATCAGTAGTACGTACTGCATTATCTTCTATTTTTACTCCTGAAGGACTGACATAAAATATCCAGTCATATTCATCAATAAATCTAGAAGCATATTCTTCAAACCTATCTTTATCAAAAGAATCAATAGAATCAGCACACATTGTAAATGCCATAACATCTATAACTGTACGATCAGTGATAATATTTTCATGAAGTAATTCACTACAACGTTCAGCTAAAAATATAGTTTGACCTTTTAATGTACTATCCGTATTTAATGGAATGCCTAAATCGCGTAAGTATTTACTACGTTCAGTAGCAAACTTATAGTCTTTAAATTCAGGTAATTCTTTTAAAGTGTTAACTAATGTTGTTTTTCCAACGGAGACTGTTCCACAAAATCCTATTTTCATATTAATGTCTCATTTTAGCAGTTCCTGATTTATACCATGGTAATCCTTCACCTTCTTTTTTACGTTTTTTAAACTCATCTTTAGTGTAGGGAAAACCATTTAAATAATATTCTTCTTTACCATCTGGATAAATTAAAGCTGGGCCATCAGTGTTATGGAGTTTTCCATCTTTAATAAATCTAACAGTACCATCTGTTGCGTTATAACGCTTAACTTGTGATTCTACTTTCATAAACTTTATTTTTTATTGTTTTTAAAAATTTTCGTCAAAATAAGCTGAGAATTCTTCGTATAAGAAGTCTCTAGGAGAAGTATCATACTCAACCATATCTTCCATATAATTAAATATATCTACAGTTTTATTATCTTTTTTAACTTCAGGATAATATTCTCCTGTATATTCCCATCCTGTTTTTTTTAAATGATCAACTATATAAGGAAGTAAAAATTTATTTGACATTATATACCAAGAATCGTTAACATTCCCGGTTTGCATATTTGGATTTAAAAGCTCTGATTTATTAGAAGGATAATTTATATTATATTCTTCTTTATCTTCTTTATCATATTCTTGGCGAAATGAACTATAATAATCCCAAACTGCCTCTAAAATTTTACTTTGGTTTTTTAGTATTATATTTTCTATGCCCGAGTTTTTAAATATGTCTTGATCGTTTTTGAAAAAATTATAAGCACTCTTAACAAAATCATTTTTAAGCACTGCACTTGGAGGTGTAATCTCCATTTCTTTGAGTAAGTGCATTAATTTAATCATAATAAATTGTTTGTTATAAATATCAAGGAACCCAAGACGGTTTATTATTTAATTTTTTCCAACCTAATCTTTTGATACCTACTTTATCTAATATATAAAAATTTTTATAAGACTCAATAGTATCTCCTATTTGATATTCTAAAGGCATACATTTTGGAGGAGGTACAAAATCAACATCAGGAATATTAGGATGATTAATCATTAACCATTCTAATACATCTTGTGTTTTATGGCGTTTACCATAACGTTTAGTAAATTCACGGCATATCTCTAAACCATGTTCTACTAACCAAATATAATGTTGGATTGATTGTCTAGTCCAAATAGTTGAAGGATGATTTTTATGAGCACGTTTATATGGTGCTGTTCCTCCTGTTTCCCAATGTGCTGTACAACACATTTGAGCACTTTCAATTTGCATTTTGCGAATGTGGCCATCTGCTAATTCACGAGCAGCCACAATTGGATCTTCATTAATGTAAAATATATTCATAACCTTTATTTTTTTAAATATACGAAAAAAGATTTAGTAAGCCTAATCTTTTAAAAAATACTTAGTATTATAATATAATTAAAAACTATAAGATATTTATTTAAATACTTCTACATCATCTCCTAAATCTCCTTGTATCTGATCTGTTTTACCTTCTTTATTTTTTAATACAATAATATTTTCAGATCCTACTGGGCGAGCATATGTTACTTTTATTTGATCTCCTTTCTTAAAAATTGAAAAATCTCTAGTAGCAACATATGTATTTCCTGGTTCTATGTCTCTGAATTTTAAGTCATTAGAAATGTTTATTTCTTTTAAAAGATTAATAAGTTTGATCATTTTTATTTTCTTTTAATATTTTTCCACATTGCCGCAGCAGCTACACGCTCACCCGCTTCTTTTGAACCATAACGTTTTTCAGCTGATTTGGCTATTTTTTCGAATCCTTTACCTTTTTTACCAATATCTTTACCAGTGTGAGCTTTTTTAGAAACAGTTGATTTTTGTTTTTTAGTTAAACCCGCAGATGGTTTTTTCTTTTTTACTTCTTCTAATTTAGCAGCGTATTCTTCGTTTGTAAGAATACCAGCCATTTTTTGCATGTATAAAATTTGTTCATTGAGTTCTTCATACTCTAGTTGGGGACCAGATTCTGGGTCTTGAATCTCTTCACCTATGTTAGGTTCACCTGTTTCTATTTCTACCTCATCAACAATTTCTTTTTTTTCTGTATTCTCAGGTTTTGTTTCTTTTGAAGCGAATTTACTTAATTGTTTTTCGTATTTAGATAGACTTTTTTTTAAAGCTTTAACTTCATCTTTAAGTTACTTCATTTTATTTTCATCAAGCATATCATGATAAGCTTCATCTAAACCTTCCATGTTCATTTTTTTCTCACGAAGTTCAATAGCTTCTTTAGTAGCATTCATTTTAGCTTCTACTGCGGCACGTTCTCCGGCTTCGTCAATACTGCGGATATATTCATTAATAGATTCGCGGATAAGTTGTCTTAAATTAGAGGTATTCATTTTATTATTTTATTATAAATATTATAGATTTAAATTAAATTGCGGTGTATGTGTCTTATCTAACATAGATTGATAAGTAGTATTAGATACTGTATGATATTTACCACAGTCTTTACATTGTAATTGAACTCTGGATGTTCCTGCTGCTGATAGTCGTCTTTTAGAAAAAATCATGTTTACGGATGTGCAGTGTGGGCAAGATGATTTTTCTTCTCCGCTTAATACTCCAAAATGAGTTTTATGCGGAAAATATAATGACATTTTATTATATACCTTTTCAAGTAAAATAACATCATTAATACAATATGTTACCATATCATTTAACGCTTGTTTATTTTTATTTAGTAAAATTTCTTTCCATAAATCAAACCCAGTATGGATTTTTTCACCTAAACCTAAAAACTTACTTATATAATCTAATTTGTTGCTATTAAATTTAAATTTAGAACGAGCTTGTTTTAAAGTATCTATAGTCACGTAAGTGGGAAACATTGGAATTTCATGATATAAACATCGAGTTCTAATCCAAGCTAAATCATATTTATCTCCATTATGTCCTACTAATTCATTAGCTTCGTTAGCTATCTCAACAAACTTTTGTAACATTTTTTTATCATCTTGATTATTATCCCAAGTCAAGGAATATACTTTATCTTCTCCTTCCCACTTATAACAAATACAAATGATTGCTCTTTCTTTTATAATGTTATCATGATTGATATTTTGTCTATAACCTGCGGTCCAAAACATTCCTATATTTGGACTTGTTTCAATGTCAAAGAACAATCTTTTAGTTTTATACATGTTTTTGTATTTTTATTTTAATAACCCAGCTAATCTATTCATACGAACAAATTGCTCACCCAAACCAGTTAATCCAGTATCATCTTTTTTTAGATCTATATATATATCACGCATTTCTCCTAACGCCCACCTTTTTTGAGCTTCAGTTAATTCGTTATTAATTACATTTTCAACAAACGATTGAAACTCATTGTAGTCTTCTAATTTATACAATTCAGCTAAAAATAAATCTCTAACACGAGAATCATCATAACCAGAATCTATCCATAAATTATTTACACTATTATAAATGAATTTACCATATCTTATATCATCTAATTCATTTTTATATGTATCTACTTGTTGAGTAACTTTTGTAGCTTCTTCATCACCCTTTTCTGTCCGTTTAGGAAATGATACATTTATTCGTCCTACTCCGGTTAATTGATCCCCATAACGATCAATTATGCTCATTAGTTTGGCTATGTGAGTTTCATCATGATATCCTCCAAAAGTAGCATCCATAACATTAGTATAATCATTTACTAATTCGGGATCAATTAAATCTAAAAAATCTTTATATAAATGGTAACTAAATGCTCCCTGTACGGCTGCGCCCTGGGTGATACTGTTTATAATACGTCTTTTTTCAGGAGAGATTTTAGTATAGTATGCCTGTTTAGAAATAATTTCATATAATCCTTTAGCTATTTCATGCATTAAAACAGGAAATATTGCTCCTCGAGCGTGAATAATTATATCATATTTTTCTTTTAATTTAGGATCAGTTTGATATGATTTTCCTAAAGTAGTATCACTACCCAATTTAGCATCTATTCCAATTCCAGCGTATTCTATAACTGGATATGTTTCTTTTGCTAATGTCACAGCTAAATCTTCTAGCTCTTTTTTGTAGTCAGCTTCTATTGGTTGTATTCTCCATATGAGTTGATTAGCCTTATCAAGCATCTGACGAAGAGATTTGCCTTTTGTTATTTGAGCTAATTCTTTTTCAGACTGACCTTTAAGTCCTGCTAAAGTTTTAGGTGAAAATATATCTTTGTATTCTGCCATGTTTTATGAGTGTGTTATTTTCCTGACCTGTATCTTTGCATTATTTTCTTTAAAAGCTTATCATTTTCAGTTTCATTAACTGCCTTATCTGGGGTTTTTTCTGGGGTTTTTTCAGGAGGAGTTAATGTTCTACGTTTAGGTTCTTTGGGAGGAGGACCAGGAAGTACTTCTTTTTCTTCTTTATCTTTTTCAGGTTTAACAACAGGTTGAAGAGCTTTTTTAATTTCCTCTCTAATAATTTTTTTAAGAGCTTCTTTATTCATGATTTATGTATTTTTAATTTAAGCGTTCCTGTTCCTTTAATAACACGATGCCATTGGTGTTTGTCTATACGTATTAGTTGGTTTAATGAAGTTGGCAATTCATTATCAAGTTGTATTTTCCAGTCTGTTTCTCCTAATATTTCTACTATACGTAATTCATTATCCCTATGCCATTTTAACTCAATAGGATCTATATTTTCGTTAAATTCACGAATAATATATTTGTCAGTAACTTCTATGTCTATGTATGGGGCCATTCTATTAAATTTATAAGTCAAATATTTTTATTTTACCATCTCTTCTATCAATTCCTGTATTTCCATCATTTGCATCTATATATCTATTTGGAAAAAGTTTATGTAATTTAGTGAAAAACTCAAAACATTTTTTTAATGTATTATATATATCTATTTTGTTTAATTCTTTTGCTTTTTGAAGAATTTGATTAAATTGTTTTAAATTATTATTTCTAATACTTTTATATATACCATCTATACCATCATGTAACCACATATTACTACGTAAAAATTCTACAGCGTCTGTTAACTCTTTAGCAGGAGAATCTATTCTGTCCATAATTACATAATCTTTAGCTATTTTATAGACATGAGGAAATAAATCTGGGTGTTGATTAAATAGTTTATAAGTTTTAATTTCCTCATCGTCCCAATCTTCAAATACTTTTTTAACTACTTTATCTTTTCCTATAGGATATACATCTCCTTGTTCTCCATCACCTACTAGTTCTTTACGATATGTTTTTATTTCTTTTAATATGTCTAAGAGTTTAATCATATAATTCACCTTTTATTAATAATACTTTTGGATTAATACCTAATTGAAATGCTATATCCATTCTTGTATTTCCAGAAAATACGCGTCTATATCCTTCTTTATCTTCAATAACTATAGGATAATCCATAGATTGATTATTTTTAAACCCATCATATATTGCTTTTAATGTTTCTTCATTTCTAAATTCAGGATATGACCTGTAACTTTTTATTAGATCAAGTAATTCTTCGTATGATTCAGTTCCACTTCTATAATCTATGTTTTGATCTTCAGAAGGAGTGATAGTGACAATTTTGCCATTTTTAACAGCATTTAAAAATTCTTCTTCATCTTCCCAAAATTCATTACCTTTCATTTCCTGTTCTATCTTAAACTCTTGTTTAAGTTGGGATTCAGAAGGCATTTGCCAATTGGAAAAACCGCTAACAATTTCTTTTAATATGTCTATAAGTTTAATCATTTCTTTTATTCACATTAGATATATTTGTCAGTAACTTCTATGTCTATGTATGGTTTCATTTTTCTTTAGGCATGAACCAATTTGAACAGTACTTGTTTAAATTTCCTTTTTCTACAGGTTCTCTAGTTTCAGGGTCTATAATAAAATGAGTACCCATGTGTTTTTCATAGTTAGTATTAGCACAGGTATATTTTCCCTCATCTTTATTATAATTGAGATATTTACAAACAGCACAACTAAAGCCTACAGGCGAATACATGTAAGGAGGATACTCTTCTCCCTCATGCTCATTTAGTCTTTTACTTTTAAGTATCCATTCTGTGATGTTAAATTCTTGG